AAACCCACCGCCAGAGCCGCCGAAAGCTGAAGAGCCTGGCGGCGGGATGATGCTATGAACACTTTCACCAGAACAGTGAGAGACGCGGTGAAGTTCTTTCTCCGCAACGGCTACTCATCCCGTGAAGAGCTGGAGCGCTGGCAGGCGATTATCCGCCAGGCCGCCGAAAGCGAAACCGCCGATGACTACATGGCGATGGTCACCCGCAACCTGACGAAGGCATACGACCTGCAGGTGGGCCGCGCTGGCGCGCTGAAGCGCCATCAGGGCATATCCCGGTTCACGCTCAACTACCTTGAGCCGAAGCTGAGGACGGAGCTCGACAGGCGGATCCTCGCCAGCGCTGACCTAATCCAGCTCAACCGCAAAAAAGCCATCGACACCACGTTGTCGCGGTTTAGCGGCTGGGCCAGCAGCATTCCCTCAGCAGACAGCATTGCGCTGACCGGCATTCAGGGAACGATGCGGGAGACGGCAGCGCACATTCAGAAGGCCGCCGAGAAGGTCGACTATGAAGCGCGCCGGGTGATGATCGACCAGAACCATAAGCTGATAGCCAACATCGACAACGTGATCGCAACCAGCAATAACGCGATTGCAGCGATATGGCACAGCCACTGGCGGCGTCCGGGTTATGACTTCCGGGAAGACCACAAGGAACGCGATCAGCTGTATTACCTGATTCGCGGGAACTGGGCGCAAAAAAACGGGTACGTGAAAGCCGGGCCAGCCGGTTATCTCGACGAAATCACTCAGCCAGGCGAAGAGGTTTTTTGTCAGTGCTACGTGACCTACATCTACAACATCCGAAGCATTCCTGAATACATGCTGACCCAGAAGGGGCAGAAGTTCATGGAGTCGATGAAGAAAGCAGCATAGGAGCATTAAAACGTGGCTATTTTTGGCAGCGGGATAATGTTCCGTCAGGGTAAGTACGTCTTCCTGATCCAGCGCTCGGATGATGGCACGTGGTGCCAGCCTGGCGGAACGGTAGAGCCGGGCGAGCTGGCTATTGATGCCGCGCGCCGAGAGGTGCTGGAAGAGGTGGGTTATCAGTACGATGGCCCGCTCACTCCACACAGCGTATACGGCGATTATCTGACGTTTCGCGCTGAGGTGCCGGAGAGGTTCGAGGCGAAGCTTAACGACGAATCGCTGGCCGCCGGATGGTTCCACATTGACGACATGCCCAAACCGCTTCATCAGCCATTCGCTGAGATGCTGGCGCAGCAGGCGCTCAATGAGACCGAAGTGGCCGCGCTCATCGCTGACGGGACGCTAAGCAGCCCGCAATTCTTTATCAACATGTGGATGTTCGCCATCCGGGTAACCGGAACAGGGGTTACCTGGCGTTCTGCAGATCAACAGATGGCCTTCCGTAACCCGGATGACTATCTCACCCCAGAGTTTCTCCAGCGAGTTGCCGGTGTACCGCTTATCTGGCTGCACCCGGAGAAAAACAAGCTCGATAGCGATGAATTTGCGAAGCGTGTTATCGGCACCCTGACGAACAGTTGGGTCGCTGATAATGGCGAGGTCTGGACTATTGGCCGAGTGTACGACGCCGAAGCCGCCGAAATTATGGCGACACGGCAGCTAAGTACCTCGCCAACCGTCACGTACAGCGAAGCGCAGGACTCAATCATCAAAATCGACGGTCAGCCTCTATTGGTGGAAGGTTCCCCGGTATTGCTCGACCACGTTGCAATTTGTGAACAGGGCGTATGGGACAAGCTCCTTGCCCCTACTGGTGTTAAATCTGATTCCATTCCAAACGAGGCTGAAAAGATGGACGAGGAAAAAATCGTAGCGCTAATCAATAAGGCGATTGACGCACGCATGGCTAAGGCTGACTCAGAAGCAGCAGACCTGAAAGCCAAGGCCGATGCCGAAGAAGCAGCCAAGAAAGAAAAGGCTGATGCTGAGGCAAAAGAGGCCGAAGAGGCGAAAGCCAAAGCTGACGCGGAAGAGAAAGCCGCGAAAGAAAAAGCAGACGCTGAAGCCAAAGAGAAGGCCGACGCCGAAGAGGCCGAATGTATGGCGAAAGAAAAAGCTGACTCTCAGCTGCGCCAGGAGATCGCCGACCTGCGCTCCCGCATCCCAACCGAGTTGAGCGATGAAGAGCGCAACGAAGTCGCCGATGCACAGGTGAAGGCTGATAGCGTGTTCTCATGCTTCGGCAAGCGCGCGCCGGTACCGCTGTCTGGTGAAAAGCCGCTGGCATATCGCCGCCGCCTGATGATCCAGCTTCAGGAGCATTCGCCTGACTTCAAATCCGTCGACCTGTCCTCCATCGCTGACTCAGCCCTGCTGAGCGTAGCCGAGAAGACGATCTACGCCGACGCGCAGAAATCGGCAAGCCTGTCTGTTGGCCCTGGCATGCTGCGCGAAATTAAACGCGCTGATGCGACCGGTCGCCAGATCAGCACCTTCGAAGGCGATCCTGCTGCCACCTGGGCTCCGTTCCAGTCAGGCAAACGTCAGGTCACCAGTTTCAACAACCAGGCTTAACGGGAGCTCTCAAGCATGGCTAACTTATCTCTTAACCCGATGGCAACCACGAATGCGCTGGGCTCCTTCGGTGTGCAGTCCGACGGTTATATTCAGGGCGTGGCGCTGGATGACCCGGCTAACCGCTTCAATCTGGCGGCGGGCACCGTGGCGGCAACGGAAACCAAACCACTTTGGGGCGGTCTGCCGGTTGCTGAACTTCTGCCTGGTACCAGCTCAAGCCCGCGCGGTTCATACATCCGTCGCGCTGTGTCTGTTGCCGAGCTGGAAGGCTTCACCGTCTTCAATCAGGCTCACAATGGCCTGACCACTCCTCAGTCTCCGGTACCGCTGTACGCATCCGGCATGAGCGTTTCGTACTACCGCCTGGGCTCCAACATGCGCGTGCCGCTGAAAGCCTCTGCACAGGTTGTTGCGCTGGGCACTTCCGGCGCGTCGGTGAAAACGCCGCTGGCCTGGGATTTTGTGAACAACCAGATCACCACCGCGGCGGCGGCCGGTTTCGCCGGTTCTGATATTGCGACAACTGCAGTGACCTATGCCAATGGTGTGGCGACAGCGGTAACCGTTTCAGCTCATGGCCTGACTGCTGGTCAGTACGTGAAAATCAGCGGCGTCGCTCCTGCTGCGTACAACGGTACTGTGGTCGTGCTTTCAGTCGTGAACACAACGACCTTCACCTATGCCCCGGCAACTGCACCAGGCGGCGCTGCAACAATGCAGGGCACCATCGGCGCAGTTACGCTTTCCGACATCACGCTGCCGGTAAAAGTGCTCGCCATCGAATCAGGCAACTCCAAGACTGTCAGCTATGACAGCGCGACGGGTTTCCTGACCTGGAACAACACCGACAGCTGCGCGCTGGTCTTACTTTAATCGGGAGCTGAATTAAATGGCTGCAATTACCCCCAGCTACACCATCGTCAATCCGTCGTACATCGCGCCGGAGATGATCATTGGTTACCAGCAGGCATCAGGTGCGTTTGAAACCATCGCCAGCGGTAACCCGCAAGTCCGTCTCGGCGTAGGCGATCAGTACGTCTATATGCGCCGCCTGGACATTCGCACCCAGACCACTTCCAGCCAGTCCGGAAACGGTAACCAGCTGCCGAGCGTGGCGCTGGATGCGAAGATGATTTCAACCCCAACCTATCTGTTCCGCTGCCGTGGTATCTACGATCACCATGACATGGCCGCTGCCGGTAACTGGAACTTTGCACTGCCGGAAGCTCAGCGCCTTGGCATGCGTCAGGGTATTTTCCAGCAGCTGCGCTCTGCTCTGCTGTACGGCATGAACCCTGCTGGCGGTGAAGGCCTGCTGAACACCGCTGGCGCGACGACCGAGTCCCTGCCTCCGGACAGCAACGGTAACACCACCGTGCTGACCTATGACCACGGCCAGATGGCGGTATATCTGCTGGGCCACGTACAGGCCGCACTGACCCGCACCATGCAACTGGGCCGCCAGCAGCGCGTCGTTATCCTGGGGCCGCAGCGCGTCCTCGGTGCCATGGAGATTCAGCAGATCGTTCAGCTGACTTCTTACCAGCGTCCTGGTGGTGGTACTGACACCGTCGGCGGCACAGTGAAAGAAGTGCTGAAAGGTGCAAACGTCCAGGTTGACTGGGTGTATGACGATACCCTGATCGGCGCTGGCGCTGGCGGTACCGACGCGGTGGTGATCACCATCCCTGAGGTCGAAGTGCCGATGGTCAACTCGACTGTGAACACCAACGAATTCGCCAAGTTGACCCCGTCTCTTGCCGCGAACGCGCTTATGTTTACCGACATGGCCGCGCCGCGCGAGATTCCGACGCCGATCGCTGGTGGTGCCATTGATGTTCTGTCCGAAATGCGTTCTACCGCAGGCTGGGCAGTTCGTCCGGAAGCAATCACCATCCTGTCCATGGCGTACAGCGCCTGATCCATTCTTTGAAGTGGTTAAGCCTCTGCTGGGGAAACTCAGCAGGGGCTTTTTTACGAGGGTAACCAATGAAACTCTATATCGCTAACACCACCAAGCAGCGCCAGATTTTCGCCTATCGCAAGCTGGAGACCGGCCGCCTTATTCAGATCCCGATTAACCACGGCGATCAGATGATGGTGCTGGATGGCTCAACTGAAGAAGTTGACGCAGTGGTGCAGCATCACCAGGTTTACGGTCTGGTTGACTCGACGAAAATCGACCAGAGCCAGGCGTTTGTCGGCTTGTGCTACAGCCTGAACAAGCCTGTATCAGCGTCGGTAATCGAAAAAGCAATCCGCGATAACGATATTCACCTGACCCGTGGCGCCCACGGCCGCCGCCAGGCATCCGTAGCGGCTCTGGATAGTTCTCTGCGCGAAAGCGGTACCGGCTATTCCGGCGAAATGGAAGTCAGCGCTGAGCAGGCGAAAGGCCGCGAAGACAGCGAAGACACCCCAACGGTTAACGAAACAATCGTGACTGAAAAATCCGGGAGCAAGAAAAAATGACAACGAGCCTGTCGGGATTCATCGAATTCGTTCGAACTGACATGGGCGTGACCGCCGCGCAGGTTCCCGACGACTCGCCGTCTTTCAACCTGGCATATGGCGGCGCGGTTGAGT